TTCCGGCACTAGCTGTTGCTGAATTAGCTGAAGCCGTTGCACTATTAGCGCTATTCGTTGCCGAAGTAGCTGCATTGGTTTCAGAAGTAGCTGCAGCTGTAGCCGAGTTAGCTGAAGCTGTTGCGCTACTAGCACTAGCAGTTGCACTATTGGCACTTGCTGTAGCTGAAGTTGTTGCACTGTTAGCAGAACCAGTTGCTGATGTAGCACTTGATGCTGCTGAAGTTGCAGAGTTAGCCGCTGCAGTTTGTGAAGCTGCTGCGTTAGTGGCTGAAGTGCTTGCTTCTGCCGCTTTAGTTGTTGCCGTTGCTGCGTCTGCTGCTGTAGTTGAAGCAGAGTTCGCCGCTGCCGAGGCAGAGCTTGCACTAGCAGTAGCTGAAGTTGCACTCGCTGTAGCGCTAGTTGCTGCGTTAGTTGCTGATGTAGCCGCATTAGTTGCACTAGTAGCCGCTGCTGTTTCAGAAGCTTTAGCATTAGTTGCTGCGGTTTCTGCGGCTGCTACATCTGCACCTACAATATCAGGGATACCATCAATAAGCGTATCAGTAAACAAACCACCACTAGCGGCATTGTCTGTAGCCCCTGTAAAGGAGCCAGGTCTTGCTGGTGTAGTCATTATATTAACCCTCGCCCATTAAAGTTTACTTGTAGGTTTCCACCTGAAGCGTTTCGTTTTGCATCCTCATCATTTACTTCTGCAATTTCTGCTAGAAATGCTTGATTGTATTTTGCTGCTTGTTGATCATCTTGAACATATGCAAATACCTCTGCTAGTGCTCCAAACAAAAGTATTCTTTGATTTTCATCACGTAGCCAGTTAGGTGTTGAAGTTCCGATATACCAAACAGCAGTTACAGTCCCGCTACCAGAAGCTGCTTGTGCATCCGATTGTGTAGCGTAAGCTGTTGTCCCAGTGTTGCTATTAAAATATAACTGTTTAGAGTTAGCTACACCTGACCCTGCGCCTGTTGTAGTAAGAAATCCTGCGTTATAATTAAGAACTGTTACAGAATACACAGCGTTAAGCGCTGGCAGTCTTCGATAATAATATAGTTCTATTGTATTTGCTTGAGAACCAGTAGAGCCATTGCCAAACCCTGGACTTAAATACACAACATTTTGTTGTCGTGCCCAGTAATTAAGGTTACTATACTTTTCACTTAGCGTGTCATTAAATGTACGAATATCTAGTTTTTCATTAAATACACGTGTAGTTAAACCTGCTGAGTCTACTTCTCTAATTTGAATAAACTCTACAAGATCATAAGGTAATTGTATTTCTGTAATACTACCTTGTAAATTATTAGATGCTGTTGTGCCAGCTTCTAACAAGGCTTTCTCATATATAGCAACATTTTCTAGTGGTGGAACCCGCAAGGTCCTATACGCTTTATCTGCAGCATACTTAAGAGCATCTTGAATAATAGAATCACTTACTACTTCTTCATCTCTATTACACCATGTACGAACAAGTGCCACTAGCTGAGCATAAGTCAATGCCATGTGGGCCTCCTGATTAAGTGTTGACTACAAGATCACGGTACTCACTCAATAGAATAGTTCTAAGCTTTTTAAGATTATTAGGATCTTGCATAAACGATGGGTCATGCAGATCTAAATGGTGCTCTTGCAAGATTTTAATTGCCACAATATCAGGGATTGTAGCCATCTTACGATAGCCTCCTTTAGTGTGACCAAAATATTCTTGCTTATCACGATCTTCTTTTGCTTGTTCTTTATATTGTGTAATATCTTGAGTTGCTTGCCAATCTCCTGATTCCAGGTCAAAGCCAGCTTGAATACCTTTATTTGCTTCCACAGTTGCACTGCGAAATTTAAAGTCAGTTTCCTTAGACATGTCCTCTTGTCTCCTTATGGTGCTTGGGTATACGGTGCAAAGCGTCCTGCTTTAATATATCCTAATTGTGCCCCTGTAGAGCCTACAGCTGTTGGCGCACTTCCTACCGCTACTGATGCAGCGTTAGGTGAAAAGTGTGTAATTTTATTTGTTGCTTCATCAACACGATATGTGCATCTGTCTGCTGGGTAAGTATTCCCATTAGCAAGTCTAATAACTAGCATTTACTTATCTCCCGTTAATTTATTTTTTCATTGGGTTGTTCATAGCTGGACCACATCCTGCTACTTTACCACCCTTGTTATAATAGCCAGCTACATTGCCGCCCATTGCTTTGTACTCAATATCTTTTCCGGTTTTAGCAGCATACTTTTTAGCAGCTTCCATTCCATACTTATTGTATTTAAATTCTTTATCACCAACTTTTGGCATAATTACCTCCTAAAAAGAAAGGGGAAGCCATAAAGACCTCCCCTAACAATTAGCCTAGTTAAGACCGTAGATAGCACCACAACCAAGTGGGTTACGGACTTCCAAGGTACATTCTTCAACCATCATTCCTTTGGTTGAGTCACCCTGCTGGCCTACATCTACTTCCTGCATAGGACGTAGGTAAGCTGTAGCAAACCACATTGGATCATAGACCAATGCTGCAAAGTCAGCAACATCAGGAATACCTGCGCCTGAGAATGCAGTACCGTTATCACCCTTAAGTGCAACAGAGTTTGACAGACCCATGATGTAGTTAGGAACTACCATTAGATCGCCAAAGTCTGACATGTATACGTCTACTGACTGACGAAGTTTTCCACCTGCGTCAATGTTACGTACAACACCTGTATCTGAAACCATAAGGTCTGAGAAATCACGGCGTAGCTTTGGTGACAACATAACCTTAGTTGCCTTACCACCTTGCTCATAGATCTTCTGCATAACAGCATCAATATCTGTCAGTGCAAGAGTTCCACGTGCTGGTGCAGTAGTACCGCCGTTGATTGAGCCACGCACAGTGTCTGTGCCTTGTGCGTCTGTACCAGCATTAGAGGAAGAAGCCGAAGGGGCTTCAAACTCACCTACATAGTTACAAGTAGATGCTGAGTTAATAAATGATTGAAATCCACCAGCTGAACGAGCGTTAGCGTTCTGTACACCTACAGCATTAGCTGTGTTGTATGAGTGAATCATGTCAAATTCAACATCACGGCGCAGTTCAGTTCCGCGCTTTTTAAGTTGGTATGCGTATTCGTCTGCAACACCAGCTTGATCAACTGCACGGCGTGTGCCAGACACAGCAATAGTTTTACCGTTGATCTGAGTATAGTTACCCAACCGTGTACGGTTAGGACCAGACACAGCAAACTTAGCGCCAGTTGCAGGTGTTGCACCTGTACCACCAGAGCCATCTGCAGTTGGTGCGATAAAGTCTGTACCTTCACCAATGCGTGAATTGCCTGGAGCTTCCAGCTGGTCTGTCTGCCATTCATGGTAGATTGCTGTTGCTTTAGATTTACCAATAGATGAAGTAAAAGGAGTTTCGTCACGAGTAATCATCGTGATAAAGTTTGCTAGATCTTCCCGCTGGGAAACATCTTTGCCAGTACCACGGGCTGGGCCTTGTGGACCACCAGTACCGCGTACACCAAGATTATTAGCCATTTTAAATATACCTCCGAGGTATTAAAGATTTAAAGAGCGTTCAGCAAGTCCTCTTAGAAATTCCATTTGATCTTCTGTTGAAGAGTTAGGATCCATTGCCCGTGCCTTAACTGCTGAAGCTGCATCTTGCTTTTTGCGAGTTGTAGTTTTAGCTTTCTTAAGCGGGGCTTTTTTGGCAGGTGTGTTCTTTCTTTTAACAGTACCTTTAGTAATGTTTTGTTTTAGTCTACGATAATCATCAACAAACTTTACAATAATAGGATCTGCAATTGAGTCTAGTACTTCTGGTGAAATACCTTCTTCAATAGCAAACTCACGAATTGCAATAGCTGTATCTTCATTAAAATCAGGAATCATACTAGGAATGGTTTCGTTAAAGTATTGGAGTTGTTCATTCCATTCTTTTTCATTCTGTTGATGTTCTGCTTTTTGAAGATTTTCTACTAATTCTTCACGTTGATTACGTGCAGACCAATAGTTTTTTTGAGCTTGTTCTCGTTTGTCTTTTAGTTCGTTGACTTCATAAGTATCACCATTTTTACGAGCTTTATCAATTTGAGCTTCGATATCATGATACTCCTTAGAAAGAGCCTG